GCAGTTCCTGCAGGTGGCACAGCCGGTGCTGGATACTTGATGTCAAGCACAGCCAATCTTGGTGTGTTCTTTGGATCCGGTGCGCCTACCTTGAGTGCGGCACAAGGCAGTCTTTATTTGAGAACAGATGGTAGTTCAACCAGTACCAGAATGTACGTGAATACCACCGGTAGCACCACCTGGACTGCGGTCACTACTGCAAGTTAATTTAATACATGGATAGTTTTTGTGTACTGCCTTGGTTTGGCCGAGAAATTCACTGGAATCAACAAGAAACACATTGCTGTTTGTTGCCACACAAGTATAATATAGACAAAATTAAAAAAGAAATGCTGGCTGGGCAAAAACCTGTTGAGTGTCAAAAATGTTGGAATCTTGAAGAACAAAGTTTACAAAGCGATCGACAACTAAAAAATTCTGCACTGGATTGGTACTGGGATCGAGATCTACAGTTTATCAAACAGGATGCTGAACAAGATAAAAATAGCATACGTATGCTCACGCTAATGACCAGTTATATCTGTAATGCCACGTGTGTCAGTTGCGGCGATCACAGCAGTAGCAGTTGGAGTCAACTCAATCATAGAATGAATCCTGCTGTTCCAATTCGTCCAACAAAATTTATAGATATCAATTTGATCAAGCAAAAAGTAAATTTAGCCCAACTCAAAACGCTGAGTCTTCTTGGAGGAGAACCTCTTTACGAAAAAAAGAATTTTGAATTGCTGGAACACTTGCTCGAACTGGGCAACACCACTGTATTTTTGAGCATGGTAACCAATGGTAGTGTTGCACTCACCCATCATCAGAAGAAAATTTTGAGTCAATTCAAAAATGTAAATTTCTGTGTCAGTATTGACGGCACAGGGCCGGTGTTTGAATATCTAAGATTTCCATTGAGGTGGCAAGATCTATTGGACAACTTGAAATTTTTTCGTCAGGTAACAAGCAATATCAGTTCAAGTTATACTATAAGCAATCTGAATATATTGTATCACGATCAAACAGTTGAATGGTTTGATCAAAATAAAATTCCTTACAATAACAATCCCATTTATCAACCAGTTTGGTTGCAGCCTCGAGCATTGCCACTGACTGCGAAACAGCATCTCAAAACAATATTGACCGAATCAGCATTCAATACCTACGTTGGCTCTGACCACAACAAACAACATCAACTCCAATGGGAAGAATGTTTGATACAATTGTCTAAACAGGATGCCGTGAAAGGCATAAATTGGCAAGAGTATTTGCCCCAGTTAGCCCAATTGGTATTTTAAAAAACTTGAGATCTCGCTGACTTTGTCTGGGGCATCTGATATAGTCCACAGCCTGTCAGATTCTTCAAATGCATTTGCTTGCTCATATTCATAAATGTATCTCGCTACTTTAAAAAATTGAGATTTACCATCCTGAATAGCCCAATATTTTTTTGCAAATTCCAATTGTGGCCTGGTCAATTTGGTTCCAAACATTTCTTTGCAAATTGTGATTAATTTGTCCGGGTATCTCAATTGTCCATAATCGATAATGTGTTTCGGTAATGGATCTCCAATGGTATGAAGATGAACATAATCTTTGATGTATTCAAATGCCATATCCACTGACTCTATATCTGTTCCTCTACCCAATTTATTGTAAGCCGATTCAATGCTGTCAAGCATGTGTGTTTGTGGCTGGATCCTGACAATTTTAAAATCAGGCCAGTGCTGTTCAAGCAAACTGTAATTTGTACTGTGGCAAGTGACCAGTTGTTGTCCGGTGTAACGGTGTATGGCTTCATGCACTTGTGAATCAATATTTCCGTCAAAATGAAATACTTCTCTAGGTACACCAGCACCGTTGCGATCTTGTCTATAAAAAACCTCAAGTTCTGACCCTACAAGTAATTCGGCCAACCAATTTCCACTACATCCTTCACGAAAACTCAACAAAATTTTATTTTGCATTTATTATATTGCTCCAATGTGTTTCCCTTTCGGAATCGTAAGCAATCCATTGAATTTTGTTTATTTCGTTTTGTAACCAGATCACACGGTCACCATCAACTGGCAGGTCTAATACCGGAAGTACTGTTTCGAGCAACCAATGAAAATGAATGATTGGACTGGGTTGAATCTGTGCTTGGCGTGATATTTTAAATCTTGGTTGGTTACTAAAGGTGTCTTGATCTTGCGTACATGTAAAATGATATTTGCAATCAATGTTTTCTAGTGTATTCTGCACCAACACTTTGTATATATCAAGTCGTAGTTGATGTTGTTTTGATTGTACCCAGTGTTTGTGATATTCTGTCACTTGATCACTGCCACTGCTTAACCACCAGGTTCTATCATGCAAATCCGCCACACGATTAAAGGAGTATTTAGAGTCGCAGTTGATTGTTTTGTCCCAGGACGTATCCTGTAACAGTTTATCAAATCTATTGGACACAGGCCATTGTACAATTGCTGTTTGGCCGTGCATTGATAACAGTTGATCTATCAATCTTGACACTAAAAATTCTGGGCCGGCACCAATTCCTGCTGTGTTTATCACCTGCTGATCGGGCAATAGTGCTTGCAATATCTGAGGCCATTCGGGCCATATGTGTCCGGTTGCAAATCCATCACCAAAAGTAAAAATCATGACTGTTTGATCTGTCCCAGCAGTTGTTTTAGTTTTGCGCTTTGTACATCTGCTGTGACTTTGGGTGCTTCAAGATCAAAGTCTTCTCGTGGCTTGGCCCGTTCCCAGGGTGGGGTGCTTGTTTCACCTTCTGCAGGTTTGACTTGACTGCGAGCCTTGATTGAATCCATGATTGATGTTTGTGGCTTGTTGTAACCTGTGCCTTCGTCTCCGCCCTCGTCTGTGATTCTCATGGTTTCTATGTTGTATTCTAAATCGATCTTTTGTCCAACACCTGTTGATGAGCGTGACTTCATACATTGTATTTGATACTTGCCACGCTCTTTCATGGCACGTGACGTAAAGATACCAAACACATTATCTGCTGTGTTGATCTTGGAAATACCACCCGAAATGTGTGAATGGTCAAATTCAATTTCTTCCACAGCACTACGATTCAACTGACTGGCAGTTACCATCAACACACCCAGTTCCTTGGCCAAGTTGCGCAGTTCTTCACTCACATACTTGTCTTTCACAAACAAGTCATTGGGACTGACTTTGGCACTCACAGGCATCAGCAAGTCCAAGTAGTCAATCATCACAAAGTCAACTCGCTTGCCTGTTTGAATCTGATACTCTTTCAAATACGCACGAATATCGTTGATGTTGCTCTGCGCTGGCAGGCCTTTCACTTGATAGTTGCCGCTCTTCTTGGCCACTAACCGGACCTTGAGTTCAGTTGTGTCCATATCACGTCGGATATCTTTGGTGCTCATGTTTGTTAGCATGGCATCAGTTCGCAAACTGGTTAGTTCTTCTGAAAGTTCAAGTGTGATATACACGCCGCTCAACCCTTGTTGCAGCCAGTTCAGTGCAATGTTCATCATCACAAGCGATTTACCTGAACCTGATCCTCCGGCAAAGATGTTGAGTTCACCACGGCTAAAGCCACCGTACAATAATCTATCCAGTTGCGGCCATCCTGTTGATACTTGCCCGCCTGAGTTGAAATATTTTTCAATGCGAGCCTTGGGATCAGCAAAGTAATCTGTGCCCATGTCTTTGGTGAGTGATATCTGTACAGCATCTTTGATCAGTTTCTCAACAGGTTCAAACTCGCCCTTCTCCAACAAATCTGCTGACTTTAAAATTGCACGTTCTAGTTCTTGACGTCGAGTAAATGCTTCAAACTCGGTCATGAACCAGTCAAAGTGTCCTTGATTCAAGTCCGGCACTGGCGCAAGTTTCACCCCTGTGGTTGCTGATATCTGTGACCTGTCGGGCATGGTCTTGTGAGCGTCTGTGTGTTCTTTGATGAACTCAGCCGCAGGTCTCAAACTTCGATCAAAGTTCTGCGGATTGTAGATGTTTTGAACACGCACATAACTTGTGGCGTCCTCCAACATCATTTCAAGAAATAATCTCTGGACGTCAAGCGAGTAATCTTTTAACAAGTTGTCGTTTCCTTAATTCTATTTTAATTTTACTGGTTTCTCTTGCTTGCATAATAGTTAGCAAGGC